GGTTGATCAAGTCATCGAGAGACTCATATTCGGGCCACAAAATAAGGTCGAAATTGCTAATTGGAAGAAAATTCCCTCGAAGCCTGGCATGGGTTTGTCTCTTGATTCACAAAGGCAAGCCTTGTGGGATGAAGTGTCCTACAACCATGCCCAACATCCCGCCGCTGAGGCGGACATATCGGGCTTTGACTGGTCTGTCCAGTCCTGGGAACTGTGGTCCGATTTAGCGATTAGAATTAATCTGGGTTCCTTCCGAGGCAAGCTTAAGCGCGTAGCCTTGGGGAGGTATTACTGTTTCATGAACAGTGTGTTCCAACTTTCTGATGGCACGATGCTATCCCAAGGCCTACCCGGCCTAATGAAAAGCGGTTCATACAATACTTCCTCCACTAATTCCCGAGTCCGATGCCTTATGGCGGAATTAATAGGTTCTCCCTGGTGCATAGCCATGGGGGATGACTCGGTCGAAGGATACGTGCCTGACGCACAAGGAAAGTATAAGCTCCTTGGACATACGTCCAAGGAGTATATTCCGTGTGACTCTACACAATCAGGTGAGCTAATTAAGTTCAACTTTTGCTCCCACGAGATATCCTCTCGCACTGCCTGGTTGACGAGCTGGCCTAAGACGGTATTCAGATACCTCTACAGCCCTAAGCCTGACCTCAATGTACTGCAAGCAGAGTTGGGGTCCAACCCGAGGTGGAGGCATTTAGCCTCCATCCTCCGTCACCATAGGGAAGGTGGTGACAAAACTCACGATGGAAGCCCAAAAGAAAATCCCGAAGAAGAAAACCCGGCGGACTCGGAAACCCAAGTCCAAGCCAACCCAGGCCATCCAAGCCCCGATTGCCAAGACAGTTCTTGTCAGACTTCCAAATCCGACCATGAGAACTGGGACCGATGGTTCGGTCACTATCAGCAAGCGGGAGATGGCCTTCGTAGTGGAGACTTCGAAGACCTTCAAGGTACAGGCATTCAACCTGTTCCCTGGGGGTTTTCCCGCGTGGATTCAAGGGCCAGCTTCTAGCTGGTCTAAATGGAAATGGCTGTCTCTCAAATTCGATTACATTCCCACCTGCTCGACGAGCACACCTGGCCTCTTCGCCATGGGTTATACTTACGACTTTAAATATTCTGTTCCAACCTCTGAGCAAGCTTTTAGTGGCTTGTTCCACTACTCAGCTGGCCCATACTGGGCAGGAGCTGATAATCCGAGGGTGGGATCGGCCTTCGACCCCAACCGGTCGTCGCTAAAGAACTATCCGTATATAAACCC